CCCCGGAGTTTGAAGAGTTTTTCCAACTCACGTTTGTACATGGTAGGGTTGCAATGTCTGTATCCCATTGTTTTGGAATTATCAAAGAATGCGGTATAAAGAGATGCCCGGAAAGCGTTTGCAAAACAGTACAAACAATTGAACGGACAAAGCAACCCATCCCATGTATCAATATTCAACGGCATAGGGCATGCTGCAGCACGGCAACTTACCTCTACAAATGAATTGATTTCTTCTGTATTCAATAACCGCTCCTGAGGAACAGCCTCACCGGGCTGGTCCAATTTGTATTCTTTATAGCCGTGTTTTCTTCCTTTTTCTTCCACAGCCCTTTGATGACGTTTTTCTTTGTATAGTCTATTTGGCATAAAACTATATGCCAACTTTTCTGTTATCAATTCTCTCAGTTCATAATAGTTCATCCGAACAATCCTATATCAACAGTCATATCAAATCTGTCACGTGGTTCCTTTTCTATTTCTATTATCTGTTTTTTAAAATAATTTTTCTTTGCTTTGACAATCATTACGTTGGTGTTGCGGTATAGAAAAACTTTTTGGATTCCCCAATTTGTTTTCTTCAACCAATTGTCGCATCTTCCCAAGTATTGATTCAACAATTCCCGGCTGTATGGTTTCAATGAGTATGGGAACACATCGGTGTATAACAAAATCTTTTCCGTTGTTAATAAGGATTCAAAGAATGAATCACAAAGGTGATTGAAGGTGAAATGATTCCGGTCAAAAAACCGATATGATACGGGCTTCATTTTTAGCGTGTCCGCATCCTCATTTGTTACTTCATCGTATTCAGTCCGCAGGAAGTTATACAACCCGGTGTCTAGTTCATTCACTGAAACTTTCATACCGCATGAATATGCCAGCTTCGCAGATGTGCCTATACCTCCAAACGGGTCATCCCACGTATCTCCCTTCAGCCTACAACCCTTGAGCAAGGTCCAAAGCCCGTTCAACTTGTCCTCTGCGTCAGCGGTGTTTCCCCGTTTCAACTTCTTGAGACTGGGATATGTCGCCTCACAACTCCGGGGAATTTTCCATTCCAATGACATCTTTTTATTTTTTGCGGTAATTTTCATTTGCAATATCCTTAATGGTAAAATAATCGCATTTCTGACCCTTCAATATTTTTTGAGCCAACTCCCGGTCACCTATGCCTTCCCAAGTATCTTTGTAAACTTGTTTCGGGCTTTTTCCTTTTTGGAGCAAATGCTTCCAATGATGAGTATTGAACCGGGATGGATTCGGAACATTAATGCCACAACAAGTGTTCGCTGGCTCTTTGTAACCCCATCCCGTGTTAATGAAATCAGGACAACCAAGCCTCATCCCTTTGGATATGGCAATATTGCAAAGTTTTTGATGAGTGTCCCTCCATCGGTTGTCCTGATTCTCCATCCATATCTTTTCTATGTCAAGCCCAATGGTGTGTAATTTTTTCGCTACATCGTCATTCATATGAAGATTGTAAGTGTTGTAACTTTTAACGCCAACACTTTTTAACCATTCTATTGCTTCAGTGAACATCCAAGTTGTATGTAAGCCGGGAATGAAAGGTTCACCGTTCACTCCAAGTGGAAAATCCCATTTGAGAAATTTCTGTATGATTATTCCTCTGTCGGGAATTGGGGTTGTTATTTTTCGCTCCAATACTTCCCAATCCCAATCCAAGCCCGGAGAAATTATTGGCAGTATTGTAATGAGGTTTTTCTTCCGGGCTTTCTCTAACAGCGGTTGGTATTCAATCAGGTTATGTAAAAACCGGGTTTGGATTACAAATGTCCAATCCAGCTTAATTAGTGACTTGATAATTTCCTTAACAACTCCGTGCTTCATTTCAGCAGGTTGGAAAGGGTCAGTGCGTGAACCTATGCGAATTGTCTTGCGTAATTTTAGAGCATAAGCCATTGATGATTTTGGGTTTTTATTTTTGAGCCCATTCTCAAGTTTGCGAGCAACGTCATCCGGGTCAGCCGGGCGCAAATCCTCACCCCACGTCCGGTTCAACCGCCTAAATGGACAATGATGGCAATTGGGTTCGCAATTCCAATAGCCGTCAATAGAAAGAGGAAGTGGGCAAGAGAGGCAATCACCTCTCAAGCCCACTGCAGATTTGTAGCGTTTCATTATGAGAGTTTTATTTTGTCCCCATCCCGTTCCAGATTTCCGAAATCCTCAAGGATGTCAATCACCCGGTGAACAATGAATGCCGCTTCTTTGTAGTTGTCTTTTCCACCCTGAGCCGCATACTCATTATTGGCTGTGTCAATCAGTTCCTCAACTGAGTGATTCTTTTTCCTGCGCAGAATCTCACATGTGATGTTTCTCCGGCTTTTCTTTGTCGGCTTTTTCGGTTTTTTCTCTTTCTTGGGTTTGGGTTCTTTTTTCTCTTTCGGTTCTTTCGGTTCTTTCTTGCTTGAAGATTTTTTCTTGGCAGGAGCAGGGGCTTCAGCTTCAGGCTCTTCATCAACCTCTATTTCAAAGCCCATCTGTTCAAGCCCGGCAATTTCGGCTTTACTGAAAGATACATCTTCCGGTATGCCTCCACTCTCAATCGCTTCTTCAAGTTTTTTTTGCGCACGCTCAAGCGTAATTTTACTTGAGTGGTCCAGTTTCAGTTTGTCCAAGATTCCCAATACAACTTTCTTACTCGGTTTTGCCATCTTGTTCTCCTTTTAAAAAAAGTGGCAGTTCAAACCATTTCCAAAAATCACATACACCTTATTATCTTTTTGAATTTTCATTTTTGAAAATCTTTTTTGAAAAAACTTACCCATTCAAAAATAGGAACAGCAGAAGGCACGGGCAAGCGCAAGGCACTGACCAACGTATAAGCATTTGTCTATTGAAAATGGAGCCTCACGGAGTACAACCCAATTCAATCTCATTATTCCTGCTTCCTTTTCTGCTGGGTTCTGATTCAATCCTAACATGCCTGTAACATGAGACAATTTCCGTTTGTCTTCTGAGAAATTTTTTGCGGTGAGAGTTTCAAGGTCATATGACTTGGCATCCGCTTGGGTTGGCGCAATTACCAAACAATGCTTTTCTTGGGACAACCTTCTCAACGCTTTCCAAGTTTCATTTATTTTATCCCGGCTGTCATAACCCCCGGTTGAAGGCTCAGGAGCCAAGATGTCCGCATAATCAATAATGATTACATCAGGAACAAAATTGTTTTCAAATTCCCATTTCTCTAACATTCCAAATATATCTTGAACATTTACCGATGAGTTGGGATGACAACTAATCATAAAATTGGGATGATTGTTGGACATTCCAAATCTCCGTTGAAATTTCTTTAATGCAATTTGAGTTGCTTTTTCTGAAATGGGTTTGTCGGCTTTGATTTGTTTTCTTTTCACTCTGACTTTTCCATTTTCCTGTTTCATTATCTTTTGAGGCACACTAATGTAACCGCATTGATTTTTAAACATCGGCTTTCCGGCAAAGCGCACCGCCATCCTTTTCAAGATTTGATTTTGGCTCAAGTCACCTACTTGGAACATTGCAACTTTTCTCCGGGCCATTAAAGCCCGGATTGTAAACTCACAACACCAAAATGTTTTCCCTCTTTTCTCCGGGGCAAGTATCCCAATCAGGTTGTCCCGGCAGAATGCGTGTTGCCAAAATCTCTGTGCTCCGATATCACCCACGGAAAACAGCGGTTTTTCCTGTTCTGAAAACGCTGTTTTAAGGGCTTCAGCGTCTGAAAACATATCTATGCCTGTATTTGACCCCAAACGCACATTACGGAATGAATTCAGTGTGTGCTCGGCTGTGTTAACGTCTTTTTCTAACAGTGATAATTCAAGTGAATCCCGTAAAACCTCTATTTTCCTCAGGGAAAGGTACTCTGAAGCCTCATCCAATAGGTACGGAATATTGGATGGGGTTGAACTCCCATAATCCTCAGAAAGTTTTTCCAATACATCGTGGACAGCCTCAACTGTTTCCTCTTTCGCTTTCCCTTTCTCAACCCATGAATGGTATATGGTCTCAATTTCTTCCATTGGAGCCTTTTGATATCGGTTGAAGTATTTTACGCACCATTGGGCTATTTGTTTGAAATGATTCGCTGAGAATAGATTTACATCAACGCTGGAAACAATCTGGGATAAAAACTCTTTGCTTGTTATCATCCCGGTGATAATTTTTTCTTCAACCTTGGAATTGATTTTTTCTCGTTTCATTATTCATCCTCAAATTCATATTCAGTAGGTTCACTGGTGGGAATATCAGTTTGTCTTTTTTCCCAATTTTGGATTGCCAGGTTATGATTCTTGTAACTGTATCCTTTCATCTCAATACCTTCATCCAATCTCTTAATCATAAATTGGAGTTTTTTCTTACCCCATTTTTTAAGCAAATTGGTATATTCATCATTTGTTAACAATACATGTTTATATTCCCCATGGCGATGTTTGCAAGGTTTTTTCTTTTTGATTTTGATTGTTTGTTTTTTCTCTGGACTCTTTTTCTTTCCTTTTCTTTTCTTTTCTTTTATAGCATTACATTCGCTATGCGTTCGCATTTTTTTACTATTTCCCCAACGGGCTTCAGCTGACTTTCGGGCTTTTTCTGAACGCTGTTCTTTGAGTTTCATTCGCCTTAAAAGGCTTTTGCTCCAAAACCATTCTCCATCGGATTCAAACAGGTCAAATTTCTCAATACAATCTCCAATAAAATTCTTTATCAATACTTTGTCGCTATGCGTTTGCATTGCGATTGCGTTTGTTCTTTTTAGATTGAGTTTGTATTCTTCTTGTTCTCGGAGCATTTCAATAATTGACCAATATATTCCATAGCCTTCCATTCCATATTCTGCTCTCATCTCGCAGATATTTGGGTCATGTCTTGCGTTTGCATCGTGGGAAAAATAATATGCTTTCATTTCCATTACAACCCCAATTCTTTTTTTATTTTATCGGCTTCATTTTGAGACAAATCACC